CCTGATCTAATATTTACTCCTTTGCGTGCCCTATCTTCTATACCAGCCATGTAGGAGGTAGGGTTTTGCTATAAGGTAACACTTTAGCACATTAAAGGAAGAAAGTAGGTAAACTGAATGAGTGATCTTGCAAACATTATTGCCACTGTTGGATTTCCAATTGTGTCATTTCTTATATCTGCTTATTTCATCAAGTATTGTTACGACAAACAGCTCGAGAAGGATAAGATAGCTGATGAACGTGAAGACAAGCACTGGGAAGAGATAAGCAAGTTGACAACAGCTGTCAACAACAACACACAGGTACTTAGTGACCTCGTCAAACACACTATGGGAGGTGAGCACAAAGATGAAGAAGGCTGACTTAACAACTGTTATAAAGCTTGTTCGGGAAAACAAGTGCTCGCAGCTCGAAATCATACATCTCATGTACACACTTCAGAGAGCAATAGTTGCTCCTGATCTTACACCAACAGAACTTTACAAGTATTTCAAAGAAAGGACTGAGCAGAAATGAAAAATAACATCGAACTCGTACAATACGCTAAGGCGATGGTGGGGCTTCCGTACTGGTACGGATGTTTCGGACAGATCGGCTCTAAGTCTCTTTACGATTACAAGCGTAATCAGTACCCAGAGTACTACTGTAGCTGGAGTGACTACCCTTCGCAGTACGGTAAACGTGTCCACGACTGTATAGGGCTTGTCAAAGGTTATCTCTGGTCTTCATCACCTACAGCTGAACCTAAGTACAACTCTTCGCAGGATGTTTCGGCGTTCGGTATGTACAGTATCTCAAAGCAGCGCGGAAACAAATCAAGCTTCCCTGGTGTTGAAGGAACACTGGTTTACAAGGCGTCTAACGCCAACAATTACCTTACTATACATCACATCGGTGTTTACTCAACTGATGGTTATGTATACGAAGCTAAGGGCCATGAATACGGTGTCGTCAAGACAAAATTCAATCGTAATGACTGGCAGTTCTGGTCGTACTGTCCTTTTATCTCTTACAATACCGAATACTCCGCTAAACCCATTGATGTGACCAAAAAGAGCGTTGAAGAGATCGCTAAGGAAGTCTTAAAGGGACTTTGGGGTGTTAACCCTGAACGTAAGGCCAAGCTCATCGCTGCTGGTTATGATTACGACGCAGTACAGAAGCTTGTCAACGAGACTCTTGATAAATCACAGAAGAAAGTAAAGGCTGAGAAGAAGTCTGACGAAGAGATTGCTAATGAAGTTATCAAAGGAGTTTGGGGTAATAATCCTGGACGGAAACAGAAACTCATAGCAGCTGGTTACGACTACACAGCTATCCAGAATCTTGTGAACAAGAAGCTCAGACAGACAGGCCACAAGTCCAATGAAGTAATCGCCAAAGAGGTGATCAAAGGACTTTGGGGTGCTGGTCAGGAACGTGAGGACAGACTCACAGCTGCTGGTTACAATTACACCGCTGTTCAGGCCATAGTTAATAAACTCATGTCTTGAAAGGAGGTATAACGATGCCTAATACTCCACAGGTCGAAGAGCCTAAGGGCCCAATGGAGATAATTCCTCATGAGCCCGTCATGCGGTATCAGGTCAAAGGCTATCCCCTTAATAGCATGGACGCATTCGTTGTCTATTGTAATGGTACAGAAATCTACTCTCTGACCACTAACAACAAGACAGTAGTTGGAGCTATCAATGAGCTCAAAGCTCTTCTTGATAACATCGACTTGTCCGATTACGCTACTAAGGAAGAGCTGGACGCCTACGCTAAGCTTACAGATCTCAACAACTACGTTACTCTTACAGAGTACAACACTACGATCTCACAGATCAACGCTGCTATAACGGATCTCAAGTCGAGAATGAATAGCGCTGAGAGTGACATCGACACATTGCAGGCAGACGTTGAGAACATCAAGAAGAAGCTCCCGAACGATCCTCTGTTCCATGTAATCACGGTCTTCACAGACCCGAGATACTTTACAGAGAAGAACTTCTGGGGCACGTTCACAACAGACAACTACGTCACGTTCTCGTATGATATCAATGTCATACAGGATCTGCAGTTAGAAGATGGAATCATTGAGTTATTGAACCTCAATTTCCTCCGTAACGTTGTTCTTGATCTTGACAAGATGCCTACACACTTCTACATACCAGCGACCGTTGATTTCTATGACGACAACGGAGTGTACACAGGATCAAAGCACTTTATGCTTGATGCTGAATGGACTGTAGAAATGAACAGCTACGACTTGTCAGTGTACTTTAGAGGAGAGATCCCTGATACTAACGAGTACACTACAATGAAAGTTTCCGCTGTAGTACCTTACACAATTAAGGAAGGAGTGACATTATGAAACGTTCTAAAGAAGAACTCTTGAACGCTGTCAGAGAGCATGGTGGTGAAACACCTGACGATTTCACAATCGCAATGCTCGAAGACATCGCAGACAGTTTTAATGACGGAGATAACAGTGAAGAGATCGAATCACTTAGATCTGCTAATGCCGATCTCACCGCTGCTAATGAGAGCCTGACTACTGCTTCCGCAGAACTCCAGGCGTCTTATGATAGTCTCAAAAAGGCATATGCCGACCGCTTCACACTCAAAGAAGAGGATGTTGAAGAGGAAACAAAGGATGAACCCGCTGAGGAAGAAGTCAGCACAGAATCCTACGACTCTATATTTTGAAAGGAAGGTAAACTATTATGGCAAGAAAACCTCGTAAACTCGAACGTGACTTGACGGGTTCACCCGCTGAAGTCCTCAATGCGGTACGTAACGGAGCTTCTACTGATTATCAGGAAGCTGTACCGTATGCAACTAATGAAGCAGAAGTTATCCGTAAGATCGGTTCTATTCTGCTTGACAATCCTATCTTCTACAACGAGTTCCTTAACGGCCTCGTAAACAGAATCGGTAAGGTCATCTTCGCATCTGACCAGTACTGGGAGAATCCTCTCGGCTGGGTTAACAAGGGTGTCCTTGATTTCGGTGAGACTGTAGAAGATATCTTCGTTGATATCGCTAAGCCTCATCAGTTCGATCCTGCTGTTGCAGAAGACGACTGGATGAAGAGAGAAGTACCTGATGTTAAGGCAGTGTTCCACACTCTTAACTACACGAAGTTCTACAAGTCCACAATCCAGGATGTTGACATCCGTAAGGCTTTCACAAACGCTTCTGGCGTAGAGAGAATGATCGCTCAGGTCATCGGTTCTATGTACAAGGCTGCTCGTTACGATCTGTATCAGGCAACTCGTTACCTCATCGGTATCAACATGTACGATGGTTACATCACAGGTATCAAGGTAGCTGCTCCTACAACTACTGAGAACCTTGAGAACATCGTAGCTGTTGCAAGAGCTATCCGCTCTGAGCTTGAGTTCCCTTCAAGAAAGTACAACACTATGAAGGTTCTCAATGAGACTCCTGTTGACAGATTGCGTTTCTTCATCTCTACAACTCTTAACGCTACTATGGACGTTAAGGTTCTTGCAAATGCATTCAACATGGACAAGGCTGAGTTCCTCGGCAAGAAGGTTGTTCTTCCTCCTTGGAAAGATCTTGACGTTGAACGTCTTGACATGCTCTTCAACGGTGAGGAAGGCTACCACAGCTTCACAGAGGCTGAGCTTGAGGCACTCGACAACGTTGTTGCTTTCATCGTAGATGAGGAATGGTTCCAGTTCTACGATACATACATTGAGTCTCATACTTCTCCTGTAAACGGCGAAGGTCTCTACTACAACAACTGGTACCACATTCAGAAGATCCTTTCTGCTTCTCCTTTCCGTAACGCTATCATGCTTATCGGAACAGATCAGACAGTAGTTTCGATCACATTGAATGTTTCTGAGGTCACTCTCCCTGTAGGTGCTAACTTCACAGCTCTTGCTACTGTTGCAACAACTGGTTTTGCTCCTAAGACTCTCAAGTGGACTTCAAGCAATACAGATGTTGCTACTGTTGATGCTACAGGCTGCATCACAGCAGTCGCTGAAGGTACTGCTACAATAACCGCTAAATCTGACTTCGACGGTACAAAGACTGCTACAGTTTCTGTTACAGTCGGCGCGTAAACACACGGGGCGGCGGCCAAACAGCCGCTTGCCCCTTTTTTATAGAAAGGAGTGCTTAGAATGGCAACAACTCATTACAAAGCGAAAATAGTTCTGTACAAAGGCGTTCCTTTTGGTAGTGACTACAATCACACACTTGCTCCAAGTGTAATTTCAAGCAAGAAAGCATGTCTCGACGAACATTTTACACACGATGAGTACACTGATCTTCAGACGATCCGCATGGATAGTGTTTCTGATGCAGGTGTCATGAGACTGGTTACCAAGGCGGTTGATGCTTACAAGTACAATTATGCTTACGTTGAAGACTACCATCATGGGCTTAAGTTCTTTGCTTTCATCACTGGATGTAGATACATCAACGATGCAGACTCCAACCCTAACACACCTGTACCGTCGAACCCTGATTTCTTCCCTTCAACTTACAAGTGCGTGTTCGAGTTCGTGTTCATTAAGGACCTCATGATGACCTACCTCAATGATAGTTACATCAGTCCTTGTCCTATCCTGAGACACACTTCTACGAGACATTTCAACAACGGTTATTACACTGAATCACTTTCAATGCAGACTGTTGATTACTCGCTTGTAAGTACAAACGTAGCACTTGGCTATTTAACACCTAAGACAGACACCTACACGGTCCTCTGGTGTAGTTTCAATTGGAATGACACTGCGACGGCTCCTAACTCTACACTTAACGGTATTCTTAACTGTGTACTTGGACTTGTTTACAAGTCGACTGTTTCTGTACAACAGGATCTCGTTACACTCTCTCATGAGGCTGGATTCCAGTTGCTCGGTGTTTCTACAATACCTAACTTCATGTTTGACTATGACAACGCTCCTGCTCTCAGTACAATCAGTGGTAGACCTTTAGTAGACGCATACGTTCATGATAAACACACATTCGATGTATGGAGTAAGGCACATTACAAGAGTGTAATTGAAGCAAATGCTGGTTATACTGTTAAGAATAAGAAGTGTTTCTACTTCCCGTTCGTTAAGATCGTTCTGGAGAGTAATGCAGGAAGTGTAGTTGAACTTGCACCTGAGTACATCAACAAGATATCTGGTGTAGAAAGTAATATATATTTCGATGTTGCATGTAATGTCGGCCGTCCTTGCTCTTACACTGTATTCCCGAGAGATTACGGTGTAGTATCACAGGCACATTCACCTAACATCAAGTGTACTACAAGCACCTTCCCTGAAGGATGTGCAACACTTGATTCTTATGCAATGTATCTTTCACAGCGTTATAAGTTCCCTGGTAACCCGATCGGAATGTTTGCTCAGCATCTTGTTGAAGCAGTACCTGGTGTCATCGGAGCAGCCGCTAACATGGGAGTTTCTACAGGCGGTGTAATGACAGGTAGTGAGATATCGGTTGACACTCCTGTTGGTAAGACTGGAACTGGAATGTACAGTTACAGTGGTGAAAGAGGAGCAGCTGCGGCTGGTTTGGGCGGTGCCCTTTCGTCAGCAGCACAGGGTATGCTTACAGCTGATGCTATGAAGAGAAAACCTGATGCTATCGTAGGTGCTGTACCTTCTCCTGATACTGATTACATCCGTAACAACGTTGACGTCGTTGTTAAGCTGAACGCAGTTAATCCGAAAGAACTCAAAGGTCTCGACGACTACTTTGAGAAGTACGGTTACTCACAGGGCGGAGAGATCGCAATGCCTGACCTTGCAGGACGTGACAGATACGTTTACTGCCAGACTGGTGGCTATTGCTTCCATTCTTCTGAATGTAATGCTAACGAGAACACTAAGATCAACAACATCATGATGAGTGGTGTTACATACTGGAAACCTTCAGCAATAGTAACTTCAAACATACCGCTTACCTACGGTAATAATGGTGATGATACCATCGCTGATGTAATGTAAAGAAAGGAGGTTACGTAATGGGCAAACCCTCAATTCGTTCCATCTACAGACAGTTCGAACCTGAGCTCTACGGTAGAATGAGAAGAGGTAAGGATGATTTCAACATCTTCAACCTTGAGTATGCAAAATGCTACTACTTCAATCTTCTCTACACGTTGGCTGTGTCGGTTCCTACATGGGAAAACCTCCCTCTTGAAATCGACAAAGCGATCATGGAACGTATCCTCATCAACAACGGATCTGTCGTGTTCCACTACGACCCGATCCTTGGTAAATACCTTACACTTGTCCTCGGAGAGGTACAGAAGTACGACACAGACGGCAGACCGCTTGTGTACTCTGCTACTACCCTCTTCGGTAATATAAGATACAGAGACCTCAACCCTACGAACTCTGTAATCATCTGGGATAACGTAACCCAGATCCCTACACTGGCCAACATCGAGTTCTTCGCAGGAAGACTTGCGAACCTCAGACTTACGATCGACCAGTGTGTAAAGAATCTCAAGGTTCCTTACCTTATCAGAACTACTTCGAATAACAAGGCAGCTGTTGAGGGACTCCTTTCAGAGATCTACAAGTTCAAGCCCGCTGTTATCGAAGACGGCGTTGTGGATCTTGAATGTCTTAAAGTTTACACTCTTACAGAGAACATTCCTGAAGCGCTTGATTCTTCACGTGAAGAGTTCACCAATACTTTCAATGAAGCTCTTTCTTCAATAGGTATTGCAAATGTTTCACAGGAAGAGTCCAAACATGAAAGGATGACAGAGTATGAGGTAGCTAAGACAGTTACAGGTTCAATGATACAGCAGGAGTCAAGACTCAAGCCAAGGCTCCAGGGTGCTGAAAGAATAAACGAACTCTTCCCTGACCTTGACGTCAAGGTAGCGTTCACAAGAGTCATCACCGAGCTTGACGGTGTAGACGGTGAATCTTACAATGAAGGAGGTGCAGACGATGGCGAGGTACACACTGAATCTGAGTGAGGTCTGTGAACAGATGTCAGGCCTCAATTTCAACAATCTGGAAGGCAACGCCTTCGATCGTATTGACACGATCGCCAACGCTGCTATTCCGAATATTTTCTCGAACCGCATCAATCTTCTTGATGACGGTGATGACAGACTTGATCTGGAGCGTATGATCCTTGAGCACTATTGGGAGTATGAAGTCTGCACGTACACACCTTCAGATTTCATCCTTCGTCTCAATCGTAAGCTGAACGAGATCGCTCCTTATTACAACAAGAGGTACGAGAGCACTAAGCTTGAGTTCCCTGTTTTTGATGATGTCAAGTACGATGAAACTGGTGAAGACTCTGCTACCAACAACACGAAAGACAACACCACAGGACATACTGTTAACTCGGGTACTGATACTACAACAGACCAGGAATCAGGAACGACAGGTGTTGTAAACGGCGGTTCGGATGTAACAACCGACCAGGAGTCAGGTACCACTAAGCTTGTAAACTCTCATAACGACACGACCACTTACGGTGGTACTGTTTCAGAAGAGACAGACAACGATGTTGTTGATGCTGATATCAATGCACGTAAGACAGACTGGGATTACCACAACGATACTCCTCAGAACAGTATCTCTGGTATCACAGAACAGGATTACCTTACCAACTACTCGAAGCATACGTCTGAGCTTGCTCAGAGATCTGTAATACATACTCCTGGTTCACGTACTGACATGAACGGTCAGAGCTACAACCACGCAGAAACTTACAACGATGCTAACGGCGGTAAGATCCAGTCCAACCAGACACATCACGCTCTTAAGAACGGTGGTAACGACCAGTACAACGGTGGACATACTGATACCACTACACACGGAAAGGGTAATACGTCTACTTTACAGCATGGTCACACTTCAACCACAAGTCACGGCAGAGGTAATCTTAACACATTACTTCACGGTCATCAGATTGACAGCACAGGCAACAAGACTTCTGATTTCACACACGGTGGTGACTACTCTAAGCATGTAGAGGGTAAGTTAAACTCAGGTAGAAGCTACTCTGAGATGCTTAACCTTTACAGGTCAACGATGATCAACATCTATCAGGAGATCATAGATGAACTCAAAGAGTTGTTCTTCATTATCTATTAAAGAAAGGATGGTAAACAGTTATGAAAAAACTTCCGCCTATCATTCCTGTAAGGGAGATTCCTGAAACTTTCAGTAACGAGATGTCACCTATCGAATGGCTTGCTAAGCTGACTAAGGCTTACAATGACATCGCTGCCACGGTGTATGACATCTCAGTCGACAAAGACTACCACATTCTCACGATCAAAGAAAGGGGTGTTGACTAATGAGCCAGTATTTCATTGATAAACTCGTTTACAACAAAGATACACTTGACATCCACGACACAGAAGCTCGTGAGATGATCGCTAACAACACTACCAACATCCAGGCAGTGTCTGCTCGTGTTACAAAGAACGCCAATGATATCGACGCTCTGGAAGCGATTACAACAGATCTCCGTGAGGATGTTGACAACCTCGACGACAGAATGGGTGTTGCAGAAACTGAGATCGATGGTCTGAAGACCAGAACAACAAACCTTGAAGGCAGAATGAATACTGCTGAGGGAAGACTTGATGGTCACGACACAAAAATATCTGATCTCGAAGACAGAATGGACACAGCAGAGAACAACATCATTGCCCTTGATGGCAGGATGACAGCTGCTGAGAATGATATTGACGCTGCTGAACACAGACTTGATCTTGTAGAGGCTAAGAACGACGAGCAGGATATTGCAATCGACGACCTCGAAGAGAACGTAGCTAAGAACACGGCTGACATCGTAGACATCAAGGATGATCTCACAGGTGTTCATAAGAACATTGAAGACCTTGATGACCGTATCACAGCTTCAACCTACGAGGCTGGTATCGGTATTTACTTCGGCCAGGGTGTTGAACATACCAACATCAACGTAGAGGATGAGATCCTCGACCAGATCAACCAGAACACGATCGACATTCAGAACCTCAAGACAAGAGTAACGAACGTTGAGAACAGACTTACAACTGTAGAAGGTGACATTGTTAACATCAAAGGTGACATCACAGACATCAAGGCTGAGATCACAAGCATCAAAGCTGACATTACAAGCATCAAAGCTGACATTACAGCTCTCGATGCAAGGGTTACAGCTCTTGAACAGAAAGCACTTCCTGCAGGTGGTACTGCTGGACAGGTTCTTAAGAAGAACAGTTCTACAGATTACGATGTTGTATGGGGAGATGATCTTCACATTGCAGTAATCGGTAGTAAAAATGCTATCCCTGAATCTCTCAACTTTGACATGAAGCTCAGAGATACACAGTCAGTCATCAACGAATACTTGCCTGTAGCGGTTCCGATGAATGGTGCAGTAACTCTCATCAAATCGAGATGTTACGATGAGATTCTCTTTACAAAGTATTCAACTGTAGATACTACAATTTACACTAAGGGTGATCTCAACAGTGATAATTTTGTAAAACTTCATAAGGGTCTTAAAGACACACCTTCTTGGCATACTGAATGGACATTGGAAGATATAAGTACTAAGATCGGAACCTTTACAGTAGGCGATGGAACTGATCCTTCAGTAGTAACATTCAATCCTACACTGGACGCTGACATGAGAACGCTTCTCTCAGATGTTTGCAATATACTTCCTTCTCCTACAAGTGGTCATAACTTCAGAGGAAAGTTTACTCACACTACATACAATATGCCTGTTGGATCTGGCACTGTTAACATTGAGAGTTTTGATTCCAACATTCATAAGTCAGGAAGTGATATCGTAATACATTCAAAGGGTATGTTTATTCCTTCCAAGGATCCTTACGTAACAGGTTACCAGATGAGTATTGTTCTGTTCAACCTCGTGTACAATCTCACAACTAACACTGTGGATACATTTGATTACAAGCAGATTAGCTAACGAAAGGAGGCTCTACTATGGCAGACAACAGACAGTATGAGGAAGGCACCGTTTACGAAGCTGGCGTCGGCATCTACTTCAGCGATGGTGAAGATCATACAAACATCAATGTAGAAGATGAAGTCCTTGACAAGATCAATGATAACTCCGAACGTTTGGAGGAGATCGAACAGAACTATGTAGAGTCCGTAGAAGTTAGTGCCGACAAGAAAAGTATTGAAGTGAAGAAAGCTGATGGAGTCGTAGAAAACTCCATCAGTGCTTCCGCAAGAACAACAAAGACAACTGTCAACAGCATAACTAATGCGGGCAGTCCGACACAGTTCAACTACATCTCAAGCAACGAGACACTGGACATACAGTTAGGAGTTTCTCCTACGTTTGAAGCTGTCACAGTTGCTACGGATGTTGATGATATCGAATTTAATTAAAGGAGGACATTATTATGGCCGATATTTCCCAGATCAAACTGCCTAATGGCACTACGTACAACATCAAGGATGCCAACGCTCGTGAAAGAATCGAAGCTCTTGAAAGCTTCACTACCTACCTTGGTGTTACAACCACAGCTCTTACAGACGGAGCTACAACTAACCCTATTAAGATCAACGATAAGGATGTAACAGCTCAGGCTGGTAACATCGTACTTTACGGCAATCAGGAGTTCATCTTCGATGGCACTCACTGGAACCAGTTCGGTGACCTTTCAGCACTTGGTGCTCTTGCTTACAAGAACACTGCTTCTGGCAGTTACACACCTGCTGGTACTGTAAGCCAGCCTTCATTTACAGGTGACACAATGAACTCCACAGGCAGCTTTACACCTGCTGGTAGTGTTACACTTACCAATGGCAATAAGACAGCTGCTGTTTCACCTGCTTCGAGCGGTACTGCAACATACACTCCTGATGGTGATGTATCAGCACCTACTATCTCAGTTAAGACAGCTGGTACTACTACAACTGTTAACTCTATAACCAACGTAGGTACACTTCCTACAATGCCTACTTACACTGTAGCATCTGAAGTTCTTACTATCACAGCTGGTTCACCTGGTACACTTCCTACTAAGGGAAGTAATCAGACTGTTAAGACTGGCGATGCTGCTTACCAGGCTACAGCTCCTGAGTTCACAGGCAAGGGCGTCAGACTTGTAACTGGTAACATCTCAGTTCCTACCAGCGCTTCCTTCAGTGGTACTGCTGGTGCGGTCAGCGTAAGTGGTACTCCTTCTGGTACTGTAAGCAAGTCTACCTTCACAGGTACGACAGGTTCTGTAACAGTCAGCTGATAACACGGGGCGGGCAACCGCCCCTTATTCAGAAAGGAGGAACATTCTTATGGCTGATATTTCTCAGATCAAGCTTCCTGATAACAACACTTACAATTTCAAGGACACACTGGCCCGTGGTTTGAAGATGTACTACGGCCTTTGTACATCAGCAGCTGATACAGCAGCTAAGGTTGTAACAGTCGGTGCTGAACAGGACTTCAAGCTTACGGTCGGTGCCCTTTTGATGGTTAAGTTCACTAAAAGCAACAGTGCAAGCAATGTAACACTCAACGTGAACAGTACAGGTGCTAAGGGCATCTACTACAACAACGCTGTCTACACAGGTAACAGCACTACAGTTTGTGGTTACGCAAACGCAAACTTCATCTACATGTACGGTGGTAGTAACTGGATATGGGTTGGACATGGTTCTGACAATAGCAATGGATACAGTGCTATGAGTGTAGCAGAAGGACAGACAGCTACTGCTACAAGCTCAAGAGTAATGAGGTCAGATTACCTCAAACAGATTATACAGTATCATGCTGTACCTTCAGGACAGGGTGTTCCTTCTGGTGGTACTGCTGGACAGGTTCTGGCTAAGGTTGACGGCACTGATTACAATACAGGGTGGATAGATGCTCCTGGCGGCGGTGGAATTGAATGGGAAACGGTTCAGTATAATGAAGAGAAAACAATTCCTACAGAAAGTTTTTACTGGCACATTCCTGAACCTGGAAAGAAAACACCTTCATCAAGCAACCTTACATTGATGCCTTTCCTGTTCGCGGTAGCAGGACGTGGATCACAGACACTCGGTGGTGACATATTCTTCAAGCGTGAATATTATTATACCACAAACTACATGGATACATTTGTATTCGTTCCGTCAACTGCAAACGTAGATGCTTTTATAATGACACGTTACAAGGATTGTAAATGGAAGTGTGACTCGTATTGTTTGTTCTCTTTCTACAGCACAGGAACGTTCAATACTACTACGCAGAAATACACGTTTGCAGCTTCAAATATTACACTTGAGAATGTAACTGGTACTCAGAGCGCTGTTCTTAAATGGGTCGGTTACATAATCTACAACGAGATTGGCAACCTTGATATCTGTGGTAAGCTTAAAGGTAATGGATTCACTACTGGTAATCTCAATGATAACGGTCCTGCTTACATAAAGGTAACCTCATTCGTTAAAGGAACAAGTACAAGCACCTATGCTAATACAGAATTCAACTTGTCTGCAACGTGGATAAGTTCTAATTATAATTACATTGTTTTAATGAATGTATCTAATTTAAATACTACTGCTCCGAGAGTATTATACAATACAATAATCTCAGCATAAATAACAAAGACCCCTCTTCGGAGGGGCCTTTTTGTATTATTTTGTATTTTCAATAAAATACTTAACTGTCTCACCAACATCAGGATTCTGGTAGTAGCACTGGTTGTTCTTAATCAGTGTAAGTATGATCTTATCCAGCTGGTACTGAGGGTTGAATCCGATCCTGAAGTTCGGTTCATCCATTCTTTCAATGTCCCACGTCTCAAAGTACTCATAGTCGTACTTCTTTTTCACAGGTGTTGTCTTGAGGTGAAAGTAAATCATCGACATGCCAGACTCTGTTGAGAGTATGTCTCCCTGTATCACTTTGGAACCGTGGTGCATGAAGAACGACATATGAGTTCTGCTCTTGTATTTCCTATACTTCTTAGGAAGTGTAGGATAATCAGCCGTTTCCCATGTACCCTTGGTGATCATGTTAGCATCAGAATCATCGATCTCAAAATACTTTGAAGACTCAATGCTTACATCATCAGAGTCCTTACAGTACTCAAGGGCCATCTTACCGCCAGACTTGAACTTGTAGACTACTATGGAGCCCTGTTCGATCTTGTCGATGTCGATCTTGTACTTGTCGAAGTAGATACTGTTCTTGGAAATCGTGTTTGCTATCATGTAGATCGTTACATCACCACGTTCACGAACGATAGTCGAAACGAGGTTCTGCCAGAGCTTCCACTCACCAGGGATGTAACCTCTTTCAGCCTTCATAGGAATGAACTCGTCGAAGAGTATCATCTTGATATCCAAATAGTCAGGACCCTTGTACGCCTCGCAGCGGTTGATTGCAAACGCATAGGCTACAGGGTTCTTCATCTTCTCCTCTACCTCGTGGTCATCGTTAAGACGTCTGAGGTACCATTTTCCTCTGCAGTAGTAGATGTCGTTCCACTTACCTTTGGTGTACCATGACAGCCAACCGTTACCAGTACAGCCTTTGAAAAGGTCGACCTGCATTGCTTTGAGGTCTGTGTCGTAACGTCTGATGTAAGCGAATGCTTCTGTGTAGTTTGAATCAATGAAACGCTTTACACCATCGAAGGTTGCTGTAGGATACGTTTTACCGTTTGAACGGCGGCCGACGATCATGTTGATATCGGCCTCCTTCGAGTTTATAAGCTCGTTGTTACGTTTTTTGTAGAGTGAACCATACTCATTGCATATGGTTCTGTCGTCGAAATTGATACGCTTTGCCATTAGTCATAGCTCCTTTCAGTTTTAATACCTAACAGATAATCAATGAATGCCTTGTCTCTGCTGAACTCGAAACCGATCTTGGCCATGTGAACGTAGCTGCGCTCTGAGTAGTGGCCAACGTTTCCGAGGTAATCTGTAATGTACCCTTCACAGGGTCCATCAACGTATGTAAGGAGGAGCTTGTTGGTTTCATCAGGTGATACTACCATATCGTTCCTGAAGGCGTCGAAGATACCATCTTCGCCGTAGCGGTCAACAAGCTTCTTAACAGTCTTGATGATGTGGTCATTAGCATCCAGTTCACCAGTGCTCTTAGGAAGACCTGCAACTGTGAGGCTGTGACCTTTCTTTTTCTGGTACGTAAGGTAACGCTTAGCACCAAGAGACTTGAACTTGAGGTAAGGATCCTTCTGTGTTTCCCAGTCCCATACACCAAGCGGATGTGATTTACCGTTCTTGTCAAGTGGAGAAATTTCCGCAGGATCGATGTTGTAATGCTTAAGAGTGTTCTCAAGGCAGTTAACGATCCAGAAGTTGTAGTTGTTGAAGTATGTCATGTGGTCTTCGATGTTGATGCACTTGATTGAGTCTGTATCAGAGTAGATGTAATCCTCATTGAACTCAAGAAGACCAGAGTAAAGGTTTGCACGGCTGTAAGCTGTACAGAAAACACCCCAAATGTATGAAAGAAAACGTGATTTGGAAGTGTTGTAATCGTTAATAAGGTTCGAAATACCTGCAAAATCGTGCTTCTGATGATCCCATTCTTGTAGATCATTGTAGATGATGTCATCCCTGCATATGTCAGTCACGCACATTCCGTACAGTGCGTTCAGCATTCCTTTTGCCCATTGGTACTCGGCTTCCTTACCAGGGATGTCCTTGAGCTCAGTTTTCAGCTTGTAGAAGTGAAGGATACATTCAATGAATGGCTTAGGAAGGTAGTCAGCCTTGTAGGTCCACATCGTAGTTACTTCGTAATCGAAATCATAGAAGTTTGTCAGAGCCTCAAAGTCTACGTTTGTGATTGTGGTATAAACATCTGTGTAAGCCATTACGATACGACCGTTGTTGGTGATTGCATCGTGGTGTGACATCTTGGTCGTGTGCTCTTCATCTGTAAAACACTTTGACAGTGAAAGAATGTTGTCAGCTACATCGTTTTTCGCACGAAGATTGATGAGCTTTATCTTGAAGATGGAAACAAGCTTGCTGGAATTGTAGTACTTGAGGAACTCCTTCTTTGAAGTTATCTCGTGCTTTGTTCCTTTGCTCATAGGGTACTTGAATGCTATGAGTGAAGACGGGTATGATGAGGTGAAGTCAATCGAGTGGAGTGACTTAATGACCTTGTTGCTGATCTTGTTACCAGTCTCAAGTGTTACGTCTATGTAATACGGGTTACCATGGGTGAAACCACCAGTGAAAGCTTCATGTGCAAGAAGGTATTCATCAGGCTCAAGTGTCAGCTTCTTAATGATCTTCTTGTAAGCCTTGGAAACAGTTTCGTCCTTGTTGTAGAGTGTATAACGTCTTACATACTGTCTTACATAAGAAGTCTTTGTGAGGAGAATGTTTGCTATGGAGCCGTCCTCTTCTATCTTCTCCTGGATGTATGCCATGATTACACGAACATCCATCTCACAGTAATTGAGTTCGGTCTGTGTGAGAGGTGTATCAGAATGTCTGATCTTAGAGTAATCATACTGGCCGACAAGCTTCTTACATTTGTATGTCATGAGGTTCTCACCGATCTTCTCCAGTGAGTAACCTGAAAGAATATAAGAACATCTGAACTCAATGCCAAGTGTTGTGAGAGCTGCTACAGGTCTGCGTTCATCAAGGGAGAATACGTACTCCCAGTCGAAGTACTTTCTCATGAACTGGAACTCAAACGCTTCGTTCTCAATGAAGATAACAACACGCTTGGTTGCTGATGCGTAGTAAAACTGGGAGATACGCTCAATGAGTTCAACGAACTCTTCCCATGTTCTGCCCATGAAGACAGCTCCGTTGATACCGAACTGCCACTGATACATGAATGATACTTTCTCGCCTCCGATCTCTGTTGATGTAGTCTCGATGTCAAAGGCTGCGGGACAGTTCAAATATCTAATTCTTTCTCCTTCATAACGCTTTGAGGCTGCTGTGAAGGAAACTAAAGCGCACTGGTTCATCAGTACGTTTTCAATATCATCTACTTCGTAGATAGGGGCAATACCTGCTTCAGGTACGTGTCCCAGCCATTTTCCTTTTAATGTAGCCATTGACAATTCCTTTCAGTTCCTGATGTTATGTGTTAAGCCTAAATGGTGACGGTGATGTGTTGACCTCTCCTTCTGCTGCTCCGAACTCTCTGTCGTAAGCTTCGTTGACCATGTCTTCCCATACCTTACGACGTTTCTGTGTGATACGTTTGCCATCTGTTGAGGAGAAGTAATCTGCAAGACGTTTCTGCAGTTCCTTACTGTTGAGGCCGTTGTCCTCGATCATTGATCTCTGCTCGTCATAGAGTTCCCAGAACTTACGCTTTGAGTCTTCTGATGATTCTCTGTAAGCATCGCCCACACGGGCGTAGGTCTCAGTTTCGAAAGCTCTCATACCTGAGACCGTACCCGTTGAGGATTCCTGGAACTTCTGAAGCTCGAAGATCTCACCCATGAGAAGCTGCTTCTTACTGAGTGAGGTCCTGACCTTCTTTGATGCTTTGGTAGGTGTAGCATCAAGGTGAGGCATCTTCGAGACGATACCTGATTTGACAGCCTTTGAAAGTCCTATCGTTGCAGGTGTGCTTTCGTAACCAGCTTTCTTGATCTTACGAAGGTTACGTGTTACGTTGTCTCTGAGGAGCTTCTTGACTGATTTGAGTTCTGATTCAGACATACGGCCGAGTTCTTTGTATGAGTAGGTATTCTTGGCTACTCTGTACGCTTTACTTGCCATAGTTCTCAATCCTTTCTAAGTACTCAGTGACTCCCTTGAAATGAGCTTTCTTCAGAGAACGTGACACGTAATTCTTGACTGTGTTGTACTCCATTCCGAAGAAGTCTGACATGTCTTTGTAGATGTCTTCAGCTGACATGTCTGAATGACAATAAACTGCTATGTACATGAGAAGATTCCAGTGAGGATCATCTCTCTGTATTCCTATGTCCTGAATAATGATGTATTTTGATTCCATTAATCTTCCTCCTTAATACTGCTTTAATGATGTAGTAGATCTGCTCCAGATACGATACTTTTCTGTAACTCATGATTTCTTGAACCTCGCTATTGTAATGTGCTTGTTATCCTGATTACATGTGTAAAGAGTTACACAATCAGTGTGGCCCTTGTTGACGAAAGAACCATCTGAGTAACGTGGCCATTCCAAAGGGAATGTGGAATTGAGGTATGTGACATCAGCATAATCGTAAGTACCATTGTGATCTATATATTCGAGCTTGTAGTGTTCAGTGGATGAGTCAGGATGCTCGATGTATAGTTCTGTGCCAATTGGGAGTGTTTTGATTGCATTGAAACCCTGGTTGGTGTGGTCTGCGATCATCGGTGAGTCATCGAAAAGTGCTGCTGA